GGTTGCCATAGCGGCGCAGGATGAGCAGGCCCGACTCGGCAGGTGAGCCGACGTTGGTGAGCATCACCTCGATGCCGCCGACAATCTCGTCACCATCAGCGCCAGCCACCAAGGAGATGGCGCGCCCGTTGGAGGCGAGCACGCTGTTGCCCACCACGTCGGCGGTGTAGTTGTCGGTGAAGACGATGGTGTTCTCGTAGCCCTTGCCGAAGTTGGCGAGCACGAGACGCTGCTTGTAGGGGAACGCGTAGGACGGGTAGACGTTCTCGTTGCCGGTGCCGGCGAATGCGAGTGTGGAAGGCACACCTCCCAGCTCGGCGTTCGAGTCGAAGATGTAGTACGGATATTGCGACGGCCCTGTGCCGCCACTGGAGCCGATCATCCAAGTGGCATAAGGCCCCGGCAGCACCAGAACCTTGTTCCGCCACGGTACCATGTGCGGCCTGGGGTGGTCGAACGGCAACGAAAACGAGATGGGAAAGCCTCCAGAGAAGCTGGCTCCCCAGATGCCGATGCTGTTGGCCCCGGTGCCGCGGTTGATGAACACGATGTCTGTGCCGGAGACGGACCCGGAGATCGGATTCATTAGCGCAGCTACCGGGCGATCTGGCGCTGACGCGGTGCCTTGCGCGGCAAAAGGCCGGCTCAGCCCCCCACGCTTCTTGATGATGCCCGGCTTGACCGGCACCAGGTTGCGCGCGAGCTGCACCTCGTCATCTCGAATGGCCCGTGGGTCATCAAAGAGGTTCACGCCACCGAGCGCCGGAATGGGCATCCACTGCATGACGCTCAGAACTCCTCGTAGAAGTTGATGGTTGCACCGATGGTGGTGTTCCCGGTGAACGGGGTACCGGCCAGGGTCAGCACGTCACCAGGGTTCAGCTCGATGTGCTGAGCCCACAAGTCCTCGCGCACAGGCGTGCTGTTGGAAACGCCCGCGTAGATGACGCGGCCCCCAGTGACGGTGGTACCGGCCGTGTCCGTCTGGACCACCGACGTGGTGTTGCTGAAGTCGGTGTACGAGGGCGACCCGCCGAAGGTGGGATTCAGCACGAGTTGCACGTAGCCATCGGCCACTGTGTAGTAGGTGATGCCGCGCAGTCGGACGCGCACCTCACTCGGCAGAAGGCTGGGTCCGAAGGTGGTCTTCACCTTGATGGACACGATGTTGGTGAGCGCGTTGATGCCGGTCTTCCGGTTGACCACACCGCCGATGGGGCCCGAATGCCCCTCCTGGCCCTCGCGCGCTAGCGACATGGATGCCGTCTTCAGCGTGAGGTTGGTGGTGTTGCCGGAGTTGGCAACGCGAGCACCCAGGCCGAAGGTCGGATTGGTGAAGCTGGGAGAGGTCTTGCCGCCACCGCCAGAGGGGATGCCGCCACCCCACGGCTCGGTGTGGACCAGGACGAAGTCGCCTGTGGCCGGATTGCCCGAGTAGTAGCGGATCGGCCCGAAGCCCAGGTACTGCATCTGCACCGCGTAGATGGTACCCTTGGTGATGTCCAGCAGGACGTTGGAGGGCCCCGAACCGTTCAGCTTGTCCTCGGACCAGGAGGTCTGAGGGATGAAGGTCTCCACGCCGCCGACGCGATGGATGATGCCGAAGGTGGCGCCGTTGCAACCGAACATGGCCGCGTCGTCGGTGGCGTGGTTGAACATCCCCACCTCCTGGCGCGAGCTGGCGACGCACGGCGTGAAGATGGCGGTGAACCGCGCCATCAGTCCCTGGCCGGGCAGGTACTGGGCCGAGGCGTCGGAGGCCACCTTCAGCTCGCCTGTAGACGTGGTGCCCGTCTGGAGCACCATCATCCCCGACGCCTGGGTCACGGTCGCGGCGCCCACCGTGGTGATGGTGTCGATCAGCGCCGGGTTGACGTTGTTGGAGAAGAGGAGATTCACCTCCGGCGTGTCCTGAGCGACGCGCAGCTCCCCGAAGGCGGCACGGTCCTGCACACGCACGGCCGTCACGACCGGGTAGATGTCCGAGGACCAGATGTGGAGGCCCTCTGGCGTCCGACCCACAGCTAGGCTCACCAGCAACAGGACCATCATCAGGCAGATGGTCACCGCCAAGCGCCACAAGGTCGCGCCGTTCATGGCTGCGGCCACCACCCCGAGCCACGCCAGCTGGAGCTGGAAGGCTGCCGGAACACGTTGGAGTCCAGCGCGGTGTTGATGTTGATGCCGGCGTTCTGCCCGTGGTCCATCTTGTCACGGGCAATCATGGCGCCCAGCTCCTCGTTGGCCATCGCCGCCTTCTCCTGGTCGTGGCCCATGCTGAAGGCGAAGGTCTTCACCATGTGCACCATGGTGCGGTCCACCGGGTACCAGGGGTACTCGGCAGCACCGGGGTCAGCCGGCATCAGCATGTACGGGAGCGCCAGCAGGTAGGCCCGGTCAGGTACCGGGCTGAAGTAGACGGTCCACTTGCCCGCCGTGATGGACGTGGTGAAGTCGAACGGGCGCACCTTCAGGTACTGGGGCTGGCCTCGTGTGGTGGTCGGGTCGTTGACCGTCTCGTCGAACTGGACGCCGTTGTCCTCGATGCGCTGCACGCGCACGGTGGCACGGGCGCGGTACTGGGCGTCATAGAGAATGCAGGGGTCCAGGATGCGCTGGATGGCGTTGGTGACGGTGGCGCCAGCGCCCAGGTTCAAGGAGACGGTGCCGGCGGGGACGCTGATGCCCGTCGCGCGGCGCCAGAGCTGGGGCCAGGGCCAGTCGGCCGCAATCTTCCGGAGCCACATCTGAAGCTCCAGGTAGGGCGTGATAACGCCATCCGGCCCGGCCTCGGCCAGATCCTCGCGAGCCGCCAACTTCAGCCCGTGGCTTACGATGGCGCTCAGCGTGGACTGGCCCATGGCACTCTCAGGGTCGCGGCATCCTCGCCTTTGACCGATCTCCCAACTTCAGGTTCTCGACGCGCTCGGGCAGCCTCTTGCCCTTAGACGCCTTGTCGCGCTTCGCCACCTCGGCGTGGCTGATCTCCCCGCGGTTCTCCATGGCGTGGAACTTCCGGCGCTGCGCATCCGAGGCGTACTGGCCCATGCTCAGCCCCTATAGCCCAGCGGCTGGTTGGCGACCTTCTTTCCCAGCGCGTGCTCCTCGACACCCAGCTTCTGCTCGCGCTTCTGGTAGGCCGGTGACTCCTTGGCCTCCTGCGCACGCGTCTCGCGCTTCTCGCGCTTCATCATCGCGGCCTTGCTGGGCAGCTTCTTGGGGCTCATGCCATCCTCGCCTTGGAGCGGTCGCCGAAGGCCAGGTCGGTCACCTTCGGCTTGTCCTTCCCCTTGTGCTTCGAGGAGCGCGGGGACTCGTTGTACTCGCGCTGGAGCGGGTTGGCCTTCGGGCCTCCAGGGGGGAACCCTGGCTTGCGCGCGTTGAAGCCGCCCTTGCGCCCGTTCACTTGACCCTCGCGGCGTGGCCCTTGGCCAGGTAGAAGTCGGCGGCCTCCGGGTCGAGCATGACCACCTCGCCGGCACGCCAGCACTTCCCGTTCAGCCCACCGTCCGTGCCCATGACCAGGGCGACAGGCTTGGCCACCACTTCCTTGACGGGCGGCACCAGCGTGGTCACCTCAGCCGTCACCTTCTCGGCGGGGGACTCCTTCTCCTTCTTGGGGCTCAGGAGGGCCATGGGTCAGTTCACCTTGTTGAAGGAGATGCCGCCGTGCTCCAGCGCCTTCCGCTGGCCGCGCTGGGCCCGCGAGCCCACCTCGCCCGAGTCCCACTCCGCACTGCGCGATTCCAGCTCGGCCTCGGAGTTGCGCGTCACCTCCTGGAGCTGCCAGGCGATGTCGTTGGCGCGCGGCACCAGCACCGGGCTGGAGCGGGTCATGCTGAGGTACTGGACCCCGTTGAGGATGTAGCCCTGGAACGCCTTCGCCGCGCGCTTGCCCTGTGGCAGGACCAGCATGAAGACGTGGTTCTTGTCCTCGCCCTGGACCATCTGGTTCTGGGTGCCGTCCTTCTCGATGGCGGTCATCGTCCGGGTGCCGTCCGTCTTCACGTATTCGGACCCACCGCAGACCTTCACGTGCTGGAGGCACTTCGGGCACGGGGGCCCGAGGTTCTTGCGCTCCTCGCGCGCCCGCTCATCGCCATCGACAGCCTTCTGGCGCTGCATCTCCGCCATGGCCAGGCCGGTCGCGATGCCCTCCTGGATGGCCTTGGCCATGCCGGCCTGGCTGTCCACGAGCGCCTTGATGAGCGCCTTGAGGTCGGCCACCTCGGTGGAGGCAGCCGGCGAGGGAGCGGGGTTCTTGGGGTCGTTGGGGTTCGCCATGTCAGGTCACCAGATCAGTAGGAGGAGGCCAGCTCCAGGCGGAGCATACGGAGCTGATCGCGGATCATCGCGGCGAACCAGACCTTGTAGGCCATCTTCTTGCGCTGCATGGCCGGGTCGGAGTCGGTCGGCGTGTTCCCGGTGACGTGCAGCTCCAGGTTGCGCAGGCCCACGAAGTTGCACGACTCGTTGCCGTGCAGGTAGACCGGGTGGATGGTGCTGGGGTCGCTCGACCCGGTCGCGTGGATGTTGGCCGGCGCGGTGGTCGTGGTGGCCGCGACGTTGGTGACCGTCACGGTGTCGCCGGCCTCGATGTTGTCGAAGGACAGGCCCAGCGTGGCGTCCGTGCCGGTGCCGCCGGCCTGCACGGTGTCGAAGTACACGCGGTAGGTGTACAGCGACGAGAGGCCTGCGAAGTTGAAGGTGAAGGACTCGTTGTTGCCCGCGGCCGCGGCAGCCATCGAGTGGGCGATGGAGATGTCCTCCTCGAACCCACGCAGCTTCGCCTTCCGGGTGACCTTGAAGAAGTAGGTCACGCCGGACGACAGGGAGCCGCCACCGTCCACCGCGGTCACCACCGGGGTGCCGGTGCCGAAGGCGTTGCCGGTGGTCACCGCCGCCGTGGTGTTGCCGAGCAGAGTGAACTTCGGGATGAAGTTGGTCTCCACCCAGCGGATGTTCAGCCAGGTGCCGATCTCGCTGTTGTAGACGGCCTTCTGGTTGGCGTAGGTGGCGACGCTCGCCCAGGTGCCGAAGGAAGCCGACGCGGCCTGCACGTCGCCGGAGACCTGGGGGCCCACGATGGCCACGTACGCCTGGCCCTGGTTGATGGACCCGCCACCCTTGCCGGCCGTCTCGACGCCCTGGCGCATCTCGCTGCCGGCGAGCGCGTTGCCGCCCTCGCCCAGGATGATGCCGCCTGCCGGCCCACCCCGAGGCGGCGCCCCCTGGTCGATCAGGGTGATGCGCGCCTTGTGGATGATGGTGTCGCTGATCTTCATCGTGCTGGTGATGGAGGCACGAGCTGACACGCTGGCGTCGCCGTACTGCACGTTGGTGCCGGCCAGCCAGACGATCTGAATCTCGCGGTCGATGACGCGCTGGGCGTTGTCGGCCAGCAGCTCCAGGCACTGCTGCACCAGCGGGTGCTTGGTGGTCACCTGGGCCTGGTCGGTGATGGTGATGACATCGATCCACTGCGCCATCGTCGCCGTGACCTGGGTCAGGCTGAAGGAGCTGTTGGCCGGCGTCACGCCCTCGGTGGCCGGGTTCTGCGGCACGTTCATGCGCTCGTAGCGGATGAAGTAGGCCGTGGTGCCGGTCCCGTCCGGCTGCTGCACGCGGTCGCACACGCTCGTGCAGACCAGCTTGAGGGCAGAGCGCTGGACGAGCTTCATGGCCAGGAACTTCTCTTGGTCGCTCATCGTGGTGCTGCTGAGAATCTCATTCGCCACGGGGTGGCCTCATCATCAACTACGGGTGGGTGGAGGCTGGTGCTGCCCTCCCCTGATTCAGTGCCCGCCGAGTGGCTGGTCGCCAACGGCCTGCTCCAGCCAGGCCATCTCCTCAGCGGTGTTCTTGAAGACGGGACGGGAATTCGAGGGGGGCTGGTAGCCGCGAGGCGCGCCGAAGGTCGGCATGGGCACGTTGAACTGGGAGCGGGTGGCTTCGGTCTTCCGGCGCTCTGCCTCCTGCTGCTTGGCGTAGATGCCCCAGGCGTAGGTCTCGGCCGTCTCGGCGTTGATGGGCCGGCCCAGCTTCACCTGCTGGGCACGCACGTCGTTGGCGATCTTCACCACCTCGGCCGGCGTGCCGTTCTGCTGCACGAGCTGGTTGAACTGCTGCTCCTGCTGCCAAGACCCGAGCTGTCCGAACCGGGCCTCGATGTTGCCTGCGAACTGCTGGGCCCAGCCAGTGAACCAGGCTGGGGGGCCATTGGGGTCGGCGGCAGGCGCGGGAGCCGGGGCCTGGGTCCCGGGAACCTGGTTGGCCTTCTCCTCGACCACCGCGTTCAGGGCCGCGGTTGCCTGTTCCAGCATCTGGGCCTGCTTGGCGATAGTCGCCTGCGCCGCCTCGTGCTGCTTCTGGATCTCCGCCAGCTTGGCTTCGAGGTTGGGCGCGGCGTCGTCAGCAGGCTTGGGAGGGGTGGTTGGCTCCATGGCGCGCACCATGGCATCGCACTACGCTACAAGTCAAGTAACGCCACGTATGGTGGTGACCATATATGTATCGTCACCGCTGCTTGGCCACCCCGTCAGCCAACGCGATGGTGTCGCTCGGGAACCGGAGAAGGGTCCGGTACGCCTTGGCGAGCATCAGGTTGGTGGCCATGACGTGAGGGGTCTCGGCGTCCTCGGCCGCACGCATTGCCTCCTCCGCCTTGGAGGCGAGGAAGGTGGCGAGGAGCTTCCAGCCGGCGTGGCTGTTCAACGATTCCATCAGCTCCTTGCGCCGGATCTGCCCGTCGCGGAAGTCGCGCTGCTGATTCTCGACGTTGGCGTCGTGTTGCTGATTGGCCTGACGCCAGTTGATGAACTGCTGGGGAAGCAGGGGGGTGCTCATCGCTGCATGCTCCCTTCCAGTGCCGCGAGCTGGTCAGCGTTGTTGCGCACGTCCATGAAGTCGTTGGCCTCTCCAGTAGTCGCGTCGGTACCGCGCTGCCCCACTCCTGGCGCCTGCTCCGTAGCGCTCCGAGCGCGGTTGCCGGGCGCGGACGGGGGTTGAGGAGATCCACCGACGCTCGCAGGAGGCGCATTCGGTCCCGCCATCGCGGCCATCTGCGCCTGCAACGCCTCCTGGGGCGTCATCTTGCGGATGAAGGAGTCGAACCCGCGCAGGCCCCCCGTGCTGTACATGCGCTCCAGCATCGGGGCCGGATCCACGACGTAGCCCTGTGAGTTGAGGATCTGGAGCGTGAGCGGGTTCATGGCTAGCTGCATGATGGCGGCAATCTGCTGGGTGCGTTGCGCCGCAGCGATGGCCTGAGAGCTGGCGAGCCACCGGAACTCAGCATCGATGATGAGGTCGGCCGGCGTGACCGGGTAGCTCTTACCCGCCACGATGGCGAACACGGCCTTGTCGCGGTACTGCTGCCCCAGCCGCCAGGCCGCGCGCAGCAGAGGAATCATCATCGCGTACTCGATGTCCTGCACCTGGTCGAGCAGGGGCTCCATCGAATTGCGCTGGAGGATCTGGGATTGGGTGGCCGTCTTGGCTTGGGAGCTGGTGTTCCCCTGTGCCTGAGGAGGGGCGCCACTGAGGTCTTCCTCTAGGCTTCGCAGATAGGCGACCACGTACTGGCCATGCTGAATCATCTCGAACGGCGGGCGGTCGAACTGGACAGCCTGGGCCACGTCGAGCACGGGTACCACGGCACCGGGGAAGATGGGAGGCGGGGGCCCGGCCATCAGGTTCGGGTTGACCAGCCAGATGGGATTCAGGTTGTACTGCGCCACGTCCAGCCACTGGTTGAAGCTGTCGTTGGTGGTGGACTGGAGCGCCTTGGCCAGCATGCCGTAGCCGGTGCCGTAGATCATCCCCGGCACCTGATTGGTGGCATGGAAGTCATAGGGCGGCTTCTGGTCCAGGAACGGGTTGCGCCGGCACTCCACGCAGACGTTGCCGGCCAGCACCATCCGTACCGGAATCGGCATGGAGGGGTCCTCACCGGGAAGGTAGGCTTGGGCGGGCATCACGATGCACGTCCACACCTCGGTGAGGGTCCGCATGGCGCCCTCGGGATTCCCGCTGATGGTCGAGTAGTGGGGCGACGGAATGCCGTACAGGTTGGTGTGGACCTCTGCGCTTTGGAGGAGGTGGGTGTCCGGCGTGGCGGCGTCGAGCGCGGCCTGCCCGTTGAGGAAGGTCCCGTTCTTGATGAGCCGGTAGATCTCCTTCTGAGGCACGTCGATGTCCTCGGAGACCAGCGTGCACTCGTCCAGGGACGCCGCGGTGGTCGGCCAGACGTGGAAGTTGAAGATGGACCGAGGCGCCACCACCAGGCCCTCGTTGCGCTGAACACCGAAGGAGGGAACCGGAACCCCCACGGGGGACATCTGCATGGATCCGGAAACAGACTGGTCTCTCCGGTAGAAGCGCTTCCACACCGTGCTCCCCAAGCCCACGAGCTGGCTGAGCATCGGCTTGATGCGCCTGCGGAGCTGGGCGTTGGCCTCCAGCTCCCACTGCACGTACGCCTTGACGGGCCGGGCACGCTCCGGGTCTCCCGAGCTGCGGTCCATCACGTCCATATACTCGTCGGAGGGAAACAAGCCTCTCGACAACTGGGTGGTCAGCGTCTGCTCGATGCGCGCGTAGACGGGCAGGTAGGAGTCGTGCCGGCCATAGTAGCGCCGGCTCCCGTCGTGAAGGAGCATCTTCATGCGGCCGATGGCGCGCCAGTCCTCCTCCAGGGGCTGCCGCTGCCGGCGCAGCTCACTGATGAGCGAGTAGATGTCAGGAACCTGGCTCGCGACCTCGGGCGCCTCAGCGAAGTTGGTAGAGGTGTCAGGCAGCGTGTTGATGGGCTGCTGGGCGCCAAAGTTGTTGGAGAAGTTGTCGGGCGAGTGTGCCTCGACGAGAGAGAGATCCGTGTAGCCAACGCTCATCGCATGCCTCGCTTGATTGGATCGGCGCTTGCCGAATACGCCATGGAACGCGGGAGCCCATACATGCCGGCCACCGTAACCGACGCGGAGGTATCGCCGCCAGTGCTGCCATCATCGTCAGGTCCCTGGACCAGGGCGAGCCGGTTGCCGAAGAGGCCGTAGATGCCGTAGCGCAGAGCGTCGGCGGCATGGTCGTAGATGCCGTCCTTCAGAGGCTCATCGAAGCGCCGGCCCTTGCGCTCCTTTTCGTCGGGGTAGCGGTACCCCTTCTCCAGCATGCGGATGAGGAAGGTGCAGCAGTTGTCGATACGGAAGGCGGGCGTGCCCCCCGACTGGCGGCTCATCAGCACGCGCACCGTACGGATGCCCGTCTCGATCTTCACGCCAGGGATGAAGTGCAGAGCGATGCCGTTGGCGTTGAGCACGGCCAGCGTGGAGCCGGTGTCCTTGTGCTGGGTGGCCGCTGGGTCTCCCCAGTCGGTCACCTTCACCGCGTCGGGGAAGCGTGTCCTGGTTTCCGCCAGCACCCGAGGAGCCCACTCGTGGATCTCCTCGTTCTCGCCCTTCAGCTCCCAGAGGACATCGAGCCCACCAAACGGCGTAACCTGAGCCCAGATGCAGAAAGGATGGCGGTAGCCGAAGTCGTGGAAGCGCACGATAGGCGCGTTGGGGTTGGCAGCCAGCATCCCCTTGGCGTGGAAGTCGCGCTGGAAGACGCGCCCATAGACCGGCGTGCCCTTGATGGCGCCGCCCCACTTCCCCTCTACCAGCCGGCGGATGAGATCAGGCGGTAGCGTCTTCCGCATGTTCTCGTAGTAGCCGTCGTAGAGGTTGCGGTCGTTCTCGCCGGGGACCGCGTAGATGGGGTTGTAGATGGGCGCCGCAACCTTCTCGCCCTTCTCGTTGAGCCCGGTGCAGTCGGTGTAGAGGTAGTGGTCCTCGTCGGTGGGGTTGAAGGCGAGGTCTACGCGGCGCTTGAATCCTTTGAGGCGAGCGCGGGTGCGCGTCTCGGCAAGGATGTCTCGGTCTACCTCGTCGGCCTCATCGACGGCGATACTGTGGCACTCCAAACCAGCAGGCCGCTCATGCAGGCCGAGGAAGATGAACTGGCTGACGGCGCCCCCACCTATCGGGTTGACCCACCACCTCATCGGCGCGCTCTTGTCGCGGTCCACCAGCGTGCCCGGAGGCAGGCGATGGAGCATCTCCTCCATGCGCTTGGCCGTCGTAATCATCAGCTTGTTGTAGTCACGCCGGCAGATGGCGAGAATCTTGCCCGGCTCAGTGAGTGCCTCGAACCACTTCAGCGCGCAGAGGCCGCTGGTCTTGGACGTGCCCACCATCCCGACCAGCGCGTTCTCTTCGTGCTTGGAATATAACAAGTTGCGCTGGCTCGGGTTGGCAGTGCCGTTCAGCAGCAGCTCATAGAGGCCATCGTAACCGTCCACTTCGATGGTGGTGCTCTTGGCCTTCTGCGCCTCGACCAGCAACTCGCGTTGGCTCTTACGCATCTGCGTGCTCGCGATGGACCCAGACCGCCACGCCGTTCTCAGCCACGCTGTCGAGGTACGGATTGCACCAGCAGGCCACCTCGTGATGCTCGAATGGGTGACCTTCTGGGAGAGCGGGCATCACATGTACGTCGCCCTCTTGCGGGTGCTCATTGCTCACGGCTTCAGCACCTTGGCTGCCACGTCAATCACATCACCCACGTAGGGAAGTGGCGGGGGCGACCCATTCCCAGAGCCGCCCATGTTGATGACAATCATGTTGGCACCCACGCCCAGCCGATCCTTCTTGCCGTGCCCACCGGCGTCGAGCAGGAAACGAGATGCCTTGTCCCGCTCGCTGTCGTTGCCGAAGCGGAGCTGGCGCTCCATCTCAGCGATAGCGACGGGCTGAAGCTCGGTGATGCGGCGTTCCACGTAGTCGTCAGCATCCGCGCCGGTGAGCCCCTCCGGCACCGGCACCAGCTTGCGCCGGTAGTTCTCGCCGCGGAGGGCCGTCTTCACCTCGTTGTCGAACTGGCGATCCTCGTGGTTGGCCAGCACCGGAGATGACGCCGTGGTGGTCTCCGCATCGGCACCACAGGCCGCGGAGGAGCACTCGACGCCCTTGACGGCATGGGGCAGCTCATGGCCAGCAGGGCACTGGTTGAACGACTCAGTAGGCATCTGACGATGGTGGCGAGCCACGCTCATGCCTCCTGGAAGAGATGGATGGGCAGCTCGGGCACCACCTCGCCACGTTTCCTCGCAGCCTTCCGGTCATCCGACCTCTTGAACTTGGCGCGCTCCTTCTCCCCGTAGACCGGATCCTCTGCCCGCTTCTTGCGGCGCCACTTGTTCTGCTTGCGGTTGTACTGGTCGGGGTCCGCGAAGTACTGAGGCTCCATCTGGACCTTGACCGCCTTGGTGCCCGCCCAGGCCATCACCGGAATGCCCACGGTGGTCTGGAGCCGGAGCATGGTGATGAAGGAGGGGACGCTGATGCCTAGCGACGCCGCGGTCACGGTGGTGATGTTCAGGCCCGAGGTCTTGGCGAGGCTCAGGAGGCTCACGTCCGGGTGCTTGGCCAGGTACTCCGACACGGGCGTCGGGCTCGGCGCCAGCTTGGGGAGGGGGACCATACGAGGCATGTAGGGTATGTACCATACGTCCACGAGCGATAGGTAGTCCGGCGCGCCCGTTGGCAGTGGGATTGGCGGAGTAATGCGACCACAAATCACCACCCGTGTCTTACTGGTATGGCCATTCACGCTAGCTGGGCAGTCTGTATGCATTGCAGGGTCGGCATCCCACTCGTTGAGGTGCGCAGGAGTGGTCAGCGGGAGGTGGCAGGGGGATACACGATTGAGGCATTCTCCCTACACCACGTCTGGAAATCCCATGACGTGAGAATCTTGGTGTCGGAGGTGGCCAGGTTGGTGGTGGGAGATCCCCTTCACCCAGCAGTTGACAACTCTGAGTACCCTCGCTTATGATTCCGGGACCCGCCCGCGACCGAGTGGGCGCAGGCTCCCGAACGTCACACCAACCCACATCAGAGTGGGAAATTGGAGACGCACAATGTACGAAGCTGAAGCTCTGATCCGCAGTGCTAGCCGTATTCGCGATGACATCTGGTGCTCAGAGCCTGGCAAGTCAGCCATCCTGGGGCGGGTCTGGTTCAAGACCTACGAAGGCGAGCAGGCCCTCTGCGCGTTCATGCTCGGGATGAACGAGACGACCACGGAAGCCGCATCGCTACTCGTGATGCGAGTCTTCCAGCTCCAATGCGAGATCGCGGCACGCAAGGCTGGATGGTGCCCCGAATTGCCTCCGGGACCGCCACATCCAGGTGCTGATGAGCTGTACGCCTGATTACTGATTGCCTATCGGTGATATCGTGTTAGTGGGTAGGAGTCCACTAAAGGGTCCCCCTATGCCCCTTTACTTCGCCGCGGTAGGGGGGTGCCCCATAATGGATCGGTGATCCATTTTGGCTATGACATAAATGTCACGTGACGTTTCTGAGATCAAATAACTCAGCGCGTCACTAGCATGGCACGCCCATTAATCGTGCCAACTACTGGCCCCGGCGCCGAAGCTCCGCCGCCACCTTGGCATGCTCCTTGTCCAGCTTGTCGGCGTAGGCGAGCGCTAGCTTGCGCACCGCGTTATCGCCGGTCGCGTTGGCGCGGGTCTCGGCCGCCTCGATCTGAGAAATCAACAGGTTGGACTGCTGCCAGAGGCACTCGGTGGAGAAGACGCTGAGGCTGGGGGTCGCCATACCTATAAGACCCACCCCGTGAATTGTTGTCGCATTACGTGGGACATACTAGGCTCTAGAGGTCGCCGGGGAAGCGCACACCAGGGCTTGGGGGTCAGCTAGGAGCTTGTCTAAAATTTAGACTCCCACCTCAACCTAGCCGGTGGGTAGCCGCGGTTGCCTCCTCGTGAGAGACCACTCGGGCCTTGACTTCGACGACACGTCCGCGAGGGTTGCTGTCGTAGCCGCCCCGGACTTGGGCGATTATCCAGAATTGAACGCCGTCCTGGGCGGCGCGGGCAGTCTCGTAGCGCGTGGCGGCAGGGAATCGCTCGGTCACCTCCAGCCAGGCGCCGCCGATCCAACCCTGCGCGAGGTAATAGGTGGACTCGGTCTGACCGCTGGGAATGTGGATAGCCATGGTACTACTAAGACACATCTCGCGATTAAAGGTCGCATTTGGAGGCGCGTTGGGGGGAACATTGGCAACGCGACATGAATTCTAGCCTTGTGTCTTAGAGGTATGGACCTGAACGCGCCTTGCCGGCACTCTGCCTACCAAAATATGGGTGGGCCGTGCGAAGCTTGCGTCATGGCCAGAGTAGGCAAGGGCAAGATCGAGCTAATCCGCGTCAGACGCACGCACCCAACGCTTCTGGAGATGATGCCGCGCCACTACTCGGCGCCCAAGGGCTTTGTGGGGCGTAACCTCTGCTATCTCATTGAGTGGGCGCCCTCCGACCTGGCCCAGGAACGCCGCATCTATGGCGCCATCGTAGGCGGGTCGGCAACGCGCTTCCTTCCGGGCCGCGTCGAGTTCTTCGGGGGCAAAGTGCCTCCGCTCAACAGCATCATTAACAACACGTTCTTTCATGCTGAGCCGGGCACGCGCGGCTACCCTTGCCGCAATTTCGTTCCCCAGGTCATTGCCCTCTGGCGCGCTCGCATGCTGATCGACTGGCCAGCAGCGTATGGGGATGCTGTGGCTGGATTCGAAACGTTGGTGGAGCTACCGCGCACGGGTGAGTGCTACCGTCGAG